TCTTATGGCCTTGTAGACCCTCTAAGAGAGCGGTCTTAGTTTCGGACCAATTTTCTTTTAGTATGTCTGACATTTTCTGTCTCTCCTTTTAGTTTAATCCCGCTAATCTGCGGAGTTCAATTAAATTTGACTTTTCTTCTGTTACGATTGTGCTTTCCTTATTGCCTGTTACTTCAGACCCTTCGGTTAACGCAACACGTTTTGCTTTAATAGATGTTTTATCATCCATTACCGCTGGAAGGTATTTGTCAAATGCTGTATGCAACTTTTCAGTTGACACAGACTCCAATAGTTCGGACATGATTTCTCTCTTGTCTTTCCCTAGTGGCGTTAACAACTCAGTCATCACTGCAACACGTTTTGCTTCGTCTTTGGCTTTTGCAATTTCTTGCTCCTTAGACTCTACTAAATGTTGTTTCTCTGTGACCATTTTCTTAGCCTCTGCTAACTCTTCTTCTTTACTTGCAACTACTTTCATTAACTTCGCAGTTTCTGATTTTTCGTTTAAGTATGAAGATGAATATTCATTAGCAAATGCTTCGAATAGTTTTCTTCCAAAATGGTTCTCTCTAGCACCCTTGATGTCTTCTTTCAATTGTGTGATTTCCTCTGCTAATTTTTTGTTAACAGACTCTTGAACTATTTTAGCCGATTTCTCTATGAAGCGTTGTTTTACTTCATCTAGTTTTACTTTGGCTTCTTTTACAAGTTTTACCTTGGTTTCTGCCAAATCTTTTTTGTCTTCTGCAAACTCTGTGATTTCTTTTGCGAGTTGCTTAACAACAAAGTCTTCAAGTTTTGCAAAGTTTTCTGAAACTTTTTTACGGTCTTCATTAACTTCTGCAATTTCTTTTGTCAATTGTTTAAGAACGAATTCTTTTAACAAATTAGAATGTTCACTTACTTGCTTCTTATATTGGACTCTTGCTTCAGCAAGTGCCTTTTTATCTTCGGCAAATTCAGCGATTTCTGATGACAATTTCTCGGAGACCATGCGATCAAGTGCTTCGACCATGTTTTGCTTATCATGTTCGTAGCGTTTCGCAAACTCCTCACGAAGTTCAGCAGTAACACTGTTTTTGTTCTCTTTAACTTTTTCGTTCCATGCTTCCTCTAGAGAAGATCTTACTTCCTCACTTAGGATGCCTGTTTCAAAAAGTTTATTAAAAACATCACTCATTGGCTTCTCCTTATTGTTACTGCAAGCCTTTTATGACTCGTAGTATCTGTTCTTTGAGATACTTTTGTGTCTTTTGATCATTGCTGATCTCATGCACCGACCTCATCGCACTATAACCACCTCTAGTATTCATGATGTGTTCATAGATTGGTGTAGGGTAGGCTCCCGGTGCACTAGGTTGTGCTACCACATCAACTGTGATAATTTCGAAATCGCTAACGTGACCATCGCCTTCGTTAACATTTCCACTTCCTCTGCTGGATACACCTAATTTAACTCCGCTTTCCAGCATTGTTTTTACCAAGTTACCCATAGGAGTAGGCAAGATTTTCATCTTGCCGTACCCATTAGGACCATCCATCCACATATCTGTAATCATGTGGCTAACTCTGTCCAAGTTTACTTTCAAATCATCTGGGTGATCTACTTCACCAAGAACCGAATAACCACCGTCAATTTGATCTTTTAGAGTCGATACAGCGTTGCCTATCTCGGAGACAGGGTAGATTCGCTGGTTAGCGTTTTTCACACCACCCTGAATACAGATGCCTTTTAGGTAAAGAGATTTTTTGTCCCCTTCACCTGATGACTCTAACGTGACCTTTGCTTGATCAAACGTTAAGTGTTCTCTTAAGTATAAAGATGCCATTTATGGCTTCCTCCTTAATAAATTATTCAGCACTTTTTACAGATGCTTTTTTAAAAGTGTCGCCTGCTTTTGAACCTGGTTCATTCTCGAAAGATTTTCCCATGTCTTTTGGCTTAACGGCACTACCGCCCTTTTCTTCACCACCTTGTGCAATGTTTTTACCATTAGCACCACCTTCAGTTCCACCTTTCGATGCTACTGGAGATTTGGTGTTATCAGCACCTTCTGAATTTTTAGGAGCAGAGACTTTTTCAACATATTCTCTCATAGTCTCGCCAGCGGATTTATCTTGTTTTGCTCCTTCCATTGGAATTTCTTCCCCTGTCAGTTCGGCCATCGCTGATTCTTTTTCGCTCTCGTCGTCCATGTCATCCATGTCGTCTTCAGCACCTTCTTCGCCTTCGTCGTCGGCTTTATCACCAACCATAGCGTCGAATTCTGCTTTTAACTCATCAAGAGCATCTTCTAAGTCAACTACACGGTCTTCTAGATCTTCATGATCTTCTTCATGATCGTCTGTTTTACCGTCATCATTGTAATCAGTGTCTGCTTCAACATCTGACATCATGTCGTCTGCGGCATCTCCACCAATTTCTTCAATTGACTCTTCGTTATTTTCTGAAACTTCTTCGTCTGTTTCTTCGTCTGTTGCTTCTTCAACTGACTCTTCGTCTTCATCAGTTGCTTCTTCAACTGAATCTTCATCTGATTTAGCAGTTTCATCTACTGCTTCATCTTCCTTAGATTCATCAGTTGCTTCTTCTACAGCATCTTCTTCTGATTCTTCAGTAGACTCAATAAGTCCCTGATAGATTTCTTTAGACTTTTCTACAACGATATCATGGAAAAGTTCTTCTGCTTTTTCCTTATCTTCGTTTACTAGCAAGTCCAATAATTGTTCAAATTTTGCATTATCTGACATTGTTTTTCTCCTTTATGTTTGTT